CATGTGTGAAAGGTATACGCTAGCTGACAAGATTACTCCAGAATTGATAGTGCATGCAAATGCAGGTATCAAATTGGTACATCAAAGGCAAATCAGGGACGCGTATTACACTAAGAATGGTATGAAGAAGACTTCCGCCGGTGGGAGGAAAGTTAACCTTGACGAAATCGAGAGTGTCTAGGTTGTAATTTCAATCTTCGCAGAGTAGCCCGCTCACATTTGCAGGAGTGTGAGCGGGTTCTTATTTTATACGCTAGCCCAGTACGCTGGCTCAAGTAAAACCCCTCATTCCTATACGTTGCCCCCATACGTACGTTGCCCCCATACGCCGATTACACGCTCGTATAAACTATCCCGCAATCGTACGCCTTGCCGTCTAGGTTGCACGTTTCGGGGTCAGGACATACCAAGTGTACGTACCCCCCCCCTGCCCGTCTCTATTTTATACCTTTGTATCCGTTATTTTCCCACCCAAAAATGATAATTTCAATTTTCGAAATTATGGTTTTACCCGTATCACCACAATCATAAATATTGAAATTTCAAAAAATAAAACTTGACAGCCCCACGAAAATATGTTATATTGGTAGCGAGTGCGGATTATATGACTAATGGGTGGTAACTATAATAAATAAAATTATAATCTTCAAAAATATAATGACGGAGTGAGAGAGTAGAAAGATGGAAGAACAGAAAGCACAATCAACGTTGGATGCGGAACCGAAGAGGATAAAACCACGGCATAGGGCGTTGATGAGAAGATTGATTGCGGGAATGACGTTGACAGACGCATGCGAAGATTTGGGGTTTAGTGTGTCGAGAGCGTCATTGATTGTGAATAGTGAACTGTTTCAAGCGGAGATGAAGATAATGGAGGCGGAGGTTAAGAAAGATTTTGCGGAGGCGGAAGCGAATAGACCGACTGACTCTACAAGAGCGGCATTAACAGATGCGAGCGAGAAAGCTGCTAAGACACTAAAAGGGGCGTTGGATGATGAGAGTGCGGTTGTTAGAGTAAATGCGGCTAAGGATATTCTGGACAGGACAGGGTATGCGAAAGAGGATAAGTTGAAAGCGAGAGTGTTGGTGGAGCCTAGTCAATCGCTGATTGATTTGTTGTCGAGAGCGAAAAGAGACGAGGAGAAGGATGCAGAACCAGATGACGAGTAAGAAAGTTGAGAGTGTTCGTGGGTTACTGCTAAGTGACTTTAGTTACTTTGCTCAACTGTTTACTGACCCTTCTTTCTTTGATGAAGAGTTTCATGGTGGACTGTGCAAGTTTATGCAACACTCAAAGAAAGATAAGTTGGTGGTGTTGCCTAGAACTTTTTTGAAGACGACAATTGCAGCTGCGTACTATGCACTTTGGAGAGCAGTACGTATGGCTATTCTTTATAAAACCTACATTCGTGTGTTGATTACGTCAAACACGACCCCTAATGCGCAGAAGACGGTACGTACAATAAGAGATATTGTGGAGAATAATGAGATGTTTCATCTCTTCTTTCCAGATATGGTGCCAAACTTCTCGAAGGTAAGGTGGAGTGATAGTTGTGCGTGTCTAACGAGACCAGTCGATTATCCAGAAGGAACATTTGAGAGTGCAGGTATTGGTACCAACATTATTCGTCGACACTTCAACCTCATTATAGAAGATGATACGGTCGCTCCAAAGAAAGATGAGTTGACGGGAGAGGAGGCGATGCCGTCGAAGGATGATATAGAGAAAGCGGTCGGGTTTCATAAGTTAACTATACCACTGTTGATAAACGAAGAGGATGAGAGGGTAGTGATAGGGACTAGGTGGGCATCATACGACCTTATCAACTATGTAATGGAGAATGAGAAGTTTGACACTTTTAATAGAAAATGCAGAAAGAAGGATGGAAGTCCAACATACAAAAAATTTAGCAGAGAGAGGTTAGATAATATAAAAGCGGGGATGGGATTATACATGTTTTCTATGCTATATGAAAACAACCCACTCGCTAAAGAGTTTATGGCGTTTAATCCGGATTGGTTTCGGTACTATGAAGATAGTGAGATGCCAGAAGAGGAGAGTGGGTTGGTGACACTAGACCCAGCCGACCCTCCCACAGGAAAGAAGAGCCAAGACTACTCAGCCATTGTCTCGGTTAAACATACGAAGAAGGGGTTGTTTGTGAGGAGATATAGAAGAAAACGGGTGTCGGATAAGCAAATGATAGATGAGACATTTGAGGTGGCGGACTTAGATAACTGTAGGAAGATTAGAATGGAGACGAATAGGTATGCGCACTTGGCAGCTGCATTTAGGGAGGAGATGAAGAAGAGAGATAAGTATTATTCAATAGAGGAAGTAAAGGCGAAAGGAAACAAAGAGGCAAGGATAAAGAATAGGCTATCGCCGTTGTTTGAGAATGGGGTTATTTGGATAAAAAGGGGGATGAGGGAGTTAGAAGAGGAGTTGACAACGTTTCCGTATGGGAAACACGACGACCTTATTGATGCGTTGGCGTGGCAGGTAGGGGATAGAACGGCGACAGAGTATGAGAGAGAACAGAAGAAGAGACCGCCACTACCACAGTCGAAGAGGATGACGTTTACGCTGGATGAGATAAGGAAGAGTTGTAGACAAAGGAAAGTGTGTCCATATCCGTTTTCGAGACAGAGTGAGTACGTAATGGCAGGAAAATAAGGTGTAAGTTCAAAAATTGAAATTACTAAATAAACAGGAGGCAAGAAGTGGCGAACACAAAATATAACGGGAGATGGGTACTGGACACAGCGGAAGCGGTAGTGGCAGCAGGAACACCGGTGAGGATAAATGCGGTACTTTATGTGGGGACGGCAGATGAAGATGACTGTATACTCCACGATGGAAATGGGAAGGAGATATGTAAGTTTAAATTAGGAGATGTGTCGGTGAATGGGTATCAACAGTCAATGAATTTTGGAAAAGATGGACAGGTAGTAGATGGATTGGACCTCGACACCATTGATAGTGGAGTTCTGTATGTTTATTTAGGTAAGCTTTAAAATGGGAGGTTGGAATGCCAGCAGGTTTTGATAGGTGTAGAGCACAAGGAGGACGAATTAGGACGAAGGAACTTGGTGGTGGGAGGTATATGCATATCTGCTTCTTGAATGGGAAGTCGTATGCGGGAGAGGTTAAGACTAAATCGACGAAGGATGATAGTGGTGGAAGTAATGTAGCGGCTGCAATAAAAAAGAGGATGGGGAAATGAGCGAAGAGGTGAAGAAACCAGAAGAGAAGGTGGAGAAAGAAAGGGAAGATATAGTGTTGACGATAACACTGCAGAAGGATGGAAAGACGATGGTTAGTGGACCTGGAAATGGGACGATGTATGATGAGCCGCTCTGTTTTTGGATGTTGGAAAAGGCGAAAGACTTTATAAAAGTGACGAATGCGAGACTTATGCAACCAAAAATAACGCCAGTGCATGGTGGACGATTAAACTGGTTGAGGAGAAAGGGAGGGATAGCAGGGTGAAGGCAGACATAGAGAGATGGGCAGAATTAGTAGGGGCGGGAGTTCGGTATAAGGAAAACTTCGGAAACTCTAAGCGTTGGCATACGTATAGAGAGTACGGACGAGGACATTTTCCTGGTTACACGTCATCGACTGGAGTTACATCTATCCTTCCGTATAACTTGGTGCATAGTATGGCGAGAGGAATGGTGCCGGAGATATACTTCCGTAATCCTTATATAAATGTGTCACCGAGCGGGAACCCTGGTCTTGCTGTTCAGTGTAAGCTGGTGGAGGCAATGGATAACTGGCTACTAGAAGAGTTGGATATTAAGTCGACGTTTAAGACGATGGTGTTGGATGCCTACTACACTAATAGAGGAATTTGTAAGATAGGGTATGATGGGGTGTGGAGTGAAATAGCGGGGAGCGAGGAAGAGAAGATTGCGGAGAGATTAGGAATACCAATATCGGCGTTGAGCAAGAACAAGAAGGAAAGGGTGGAGTATAATGTGAATGTAAAGCCAGGGATGCCGTGGGCGTCAAGGATAATGGCGGATGTTTTCATAGTCCCATTCGGAGTGCGTACTTTAGATGACTGTCCATGGGTTGACCACGTCGTTCTTAAGACGTTAGAGGATGTGAAGGCAGACAAAAAGTATAAGAATACGGAAGAGTTGGAAGGGACTCATATGGAGGTACTTCACAAAGACACTGAACGTGCCGACTTCTATAAAGAGTTGTCATCAATCGCAGATGTAGTGGAGATACACGAGATAAGGGATTTTAAGAGAAGGGAGATAATGGCGTATGTACCAGGATATGAGAAGTGGATACGACCACCTTCAGAAGACGTTCTTCAATTAGGCGGTCTTCCCTTCGTTGACTTCACCTTTAATGAGGACTGCGAGTATTATTGGGGACCGAGCGACGTTCAGATAATTGAGCCGCAGCAGTTGGAGATAAATGAGGCTCGTACTCAAGCGATGTTGCATCGACGTATAGCGCTTGTGAAGTTTTTAGTGGAAGCTGGAATGATTGATGATGCGGAGATAGATAAGATGCTGAGTGATGAGGTGGGACCGGTAGTGAAGGTAAAGGGAGACACAGCGAAAGTGGTTTCAGTACTCCAACCCCACATCCCTATTGACCTAACGCAGTGGACGGAATTGATTAGGTCGGATGTGAGAGAATTGATGGGGAGAGGGAGACAACAGGGAGGGGAGGCGCCTCCAGGAAGACGGACTGCGGAGGAGATGAGGATTGTACAAGCGGCCAGTGATGTTAGGTCGGATGAGAGAAGAGATATAGTTGCAACAGCGCTAGTGAAGACAGTACAAAAAATAAATAGGATTGTGTTTAAGAGATGGACGGAAGAGAAGATTATACCTGTTGTGGGATATGATGCGGCGAAGTACTGGGTTGCGTTTAAGGGAACGGATAATGATGGAAAATACAATATAAAAGTGGATGTGGAGTCGATGACTCCAAAAACGAAGATGATGAAGAAGAGAGAGATTGTGGAACTTATACAGGCGTTGTCGAAAAACCCGAGAGCGAATATAGATTTCTTGATGAGGATGTTGTTGAGAGAATATGATTGGGTAGATGCGATGCAAGTGTTGCCGGAAGCACCAGAAACGACAGCGTCGGCTATTCCCCAGCAGAATTTCATGGAATTGCAGAATAAGATGTTGCAAGATAAAGGGATGTTGCAGAAGAGAGCGGGCGAAAATGCGGAGATGATTGGGAGATTTTTCTAGACGATGTCGAAGACAGGAAAGACAATTGGGGTTATTTGTAAGAAGCACGGGTACGTGAAGGGAGACCATTGCACTGAATGTGAGGAAGAGACAGTGAAAAGGGGAGCTCCTGCCGTCCACATCTTTAAGCCGATGTGGTACGATGACATATGTGAGACGCCGATATGGGTGGAGTCGAAAAAACAGTTGAGGGAAGAGTGTAAAAGACATAATGTTATGGCATGTAGGTTGATGTAGAAGAGGAGGGAAGATGATAAAAGAAGCGAAGGAAAAAGGAAATCCGGTATTGTCAGGAGATGCAGGGATACCTGCCCCACCAATCCCGTCGAAGGTGAAGATGAGTATGGTTCCAAAACCGCCGGAGCGGGTTGAGAGGATGTTAGACAATACATTGGCGGAGGAAAAACCACAAACAGTGGTGGTTGAAGAAAAAGAAGAGAGTGAAATGAAGATTGAGAGTGAACCGAAAGGGACGATATTGGTGAAAGTGTATGAAAACTTCCCTTTCGAGACAGAGTTTAGTGGGAAAATTACGGGAGCTGAGATAGATATAGCAATAAAGGCTGTGATGAAGGGATATAGAGTGTGGAAACACAATGTTTTTAACAAAAAGAACGAAGAGAAGAAGGTGGAGGTAAACAATGAATAAGGGAATTAGATTTCTGTTTCCGACACTTATCTATGAGTGGATGTGGGAGATGGGTGTGGAAGAGGGAGATGGAACAGGCGACGGAAAAGGAGCTGGAGGCGACGTTCAACAGCAACTCGCTACAGTGAATGCGAGATTGGCGACACTGGAAGCGGAGAACAAAACATTAAAGGACGGGAAGGTTGACCTTGAACAGAGACTCGAAGAGGCGGATAAAGAACTTCTTAGCGAAGATTACCTCGACTTCAAAGAGAAAAAAGGGAAGGAAGGTAGTGGAGGAGGAAAAACAGGAGGAGATACGACGGATAGTGATGGTATCGACCTCGACCGTGCTTCTAATCGTGAAATCGCACAATTCATTGAGAAGAAGTACAAAGGTGACCTATCAGCGGCAGTTAAGGACATCAAGAGTCAATTTGACGCTACTAAGCAGCAAATCGGGATGATTGCTGCCCAATTTGATGTTGCCTTAACATCTCTTCGACATGATGGGAGAGATGGAAAACTGTCATTTGCTGAACATCAAAAAGAAATTTTTGAGATAGCGAAAGCAAACCCTAAGTGGGGAGCGGAGCAGTGTTACCAACAATTCCTTCTCCAATCGAAGGCGGCGGCAGACGAGAAAGCGGAGGCCGACCGAAAGAAAGCTGAGGAGGAAGCGAAGGCCGCAACTGAGAGAACTGGAGTGCCTGGTTCGATGGTGCAGGAAAAACGGCTATCTGCAGAGGAGGCTGCGGAACTTGCATACCAGAAGGCATTTGGAAATAAGGGATAGTAAGGAGTTGTAAATGGCACCAACATTGACTGAGCAACTGAACACGATGTACACAACAACTTGGTATCTCCGCCGAAAAACGGTCGTCGACAATGCATTTAATGCAACTCCCTTTTGGTACCTTCTAAGTAAGAAAGGGAAAAGGTCAACCCAAGAAGGCGGAAGGTCGATAGAGATACCATTACAGTACGCGAAGAACGAGACGGTTAAGTTTATTGGAAGAGGTGGAACGGTGGAGTTAGAAGCCACTGACCCATTAACCGTTGTTCATTGGAATTGGAAGTATCTAACTGGTCACATCATCCGATATTTTGCGGACTTTCAGCAAAATAGAGGGAAAGCGCAGCTTATCAAAAAAGTCAACGCTGACATCGACAACCTTCAATCGAGTTTGATTGATAAGTTGGAGACGAGTCTGTTTAGTGATGGGACTGGTGACGACAACATGGCTATTGATGGTGTGGGTAACATTGTCGCAATCTCTCCCACGACTGGCACGGTAGGTAATCTCGACCGAGCGACTTATTCTTGGTGGAGAAATAACTATAAGAACATGTCGGGAGAGGCAGCATCTATCTATCTCCGCAAACGAATGGGCACTATGTTCAATAATTGCGGACAGATGGGAGAAGGGGTGTCGAGATTTCCGGACATTATTGTGTGTGCACAAGATGTCTACGAAATTTATGAGAGCGAAGCACTCGAAATTAGCCGTATCCTCATCGGGGATAGGAAGATGGCTGACCTTGGGTTTGGGGACATTGCATTCAAGGGAAGACCGATTACTTGGTCTCCTTCTTGCACTGCCACCTACCTCTACATGTTGAATACGAGTGTGATGGAGTGGGTTGCTGACCCAATTGAGAACTTTACGTTAGGTGAGTGGTTACCGATTATTAACCAACCACGCGACGTAGTTGCACACACCATGACCGTCGGCAATTTGACGGCGGGTAACTGTAAACGACTCGGAGTGATTTACAACATAGCTGAATAGCAGACAATTCTCTCTCGTCCCAGAGGGCGGGAGAGAGTCCTCTCCCAGAGGGGAGGAAAGGAGAAAGATGAGTAAAACTTTAGGAGCAGGTTTAGGCGCGACAGTTCTAAACCAAGACATCTACGAAATATCGGCTACGCAGAAGCATCGGTTAGGGACTAGAGTACAGATTGGGAATAGGGTGTTTAGGTATGCGAAGGCGATACAGACGTATACCACAACAAAACTGTTGGCAAGAAGTTACTACCATCAGCATATTATGTATGCTGCTATCAACGCTGCATCACCTATCTACAGCAATGAGATTTACGTCACGGTTGGTGCAGCTGATGGAATAGCTAATGATGGTGTAATTGCAGCGCATGCTTTGGAAGGTGGGTACGTGGCTCTATTCGATGCTAGCACCGACGAATGGATGAACTACTGTATCAGGGATAATAATGCGGCAGTATCCGCTGGAAAATTAACTATCACGCTGGATGGAGAACTACCGTATGCGACTACTACATCAGACCACGTGGAAGTTATGGCTACCCCATACCTGACTACTTGTACAAACACTCAAGATAGGTATGCGTTTCTTGGGTTGCCGATGAGACTGGCGACTACTACATATCCTTATCACTGGTTGCTGACATGGGGACCGTGTTGGATAAACCCACAACCTTTGTTGGGTGTGTCGAGTCCATCAGCGCCGAAGGTACAAGCAGTAGCTAGACATGATGGTTCTATTGACCTGTATGCGTATGGAACCGCAGCGGTTACTAGTTCGCAGTTAGTTGGGCACGTGTTAACAGTAGCTCAAGATGGAACACAGGGTGCTCCGTTTGTGGAGTTGCAGATATCACCCTGACTTTCACTTTTCAATTAAATAGGAGATGAGGTCTGGGAGAGGGAAACTTCTCCCAGACTTTCTTAACTAAACTGGGAGGAAAAGATGGGATTACAGAGGCGACTAATCGAGACAGCGTTTGCGGGGTGTGCTGACCCTCTTTCACGTATCTTGCTTAGGTCAGCAACAGCGGTAAGTCCGGATGGAGTAGTTACAGCACCGAAGGGGACTTTCTTGATTATGGACTACTATGGAAATGCGGTGGATAAGGATGTGTACATTAACACGGATGGGTCGACAGCATGGACTATTATCCATAATGAGACGGCGCAAGAGGAGAAGATGTATAGAAGATTTACAATTACCGACCTAGAAGGAAAGAAGATTAAGTTTAAGGTGTGGCCTAATCTAGCTCCACCTTTTGCGAATAAGATTGTGTACGAGAAGGTGGAGATTGAACTAACATTAGCGACGAATAACAACATGCTAAAAATGGTTGAGGCGACTAACAGTCTAATGAATGGAAATACTA